TCTTTGACACCGCCAGTAATGCAAGAGGAAAAAATAGAAGAAGAGTGACGCCGCATTGACATCTAGTAGAGTAAGTGAGTTGTTTAATATGGAGGGATCATGGCAATTCAAGTTGATGTAAGTATCGAAGATCTAAGGCGAAGAAAGATCTTTATTGCAACACCGATGTATGGTGGTGTTTGCGGTGGACAATATTGTAAGTCTATTGCTGACCTGATGTCACTAGCAACACAGTATGGCATGCAGGTCAATTTATTTTTTCTATACAACGAAAGTTTAATCACACGAGCAAGGAACTATCTTGTTGATGAGTTTCTTCGCAGTGATTGTACTCACATGGTTTTTATTGATTCAGATATTGGGTTTGATCCGAACGATGTGATCGCTCTAACTGTTATGTCTGGATTTGAAGGTGAAGAAAACGATCGCGAAATAGTATGCGGTCCATATCCTAAGAAGTGCATTGCTTGGGAAAAGATCAAGCGTGCAGTTGACAAAGGTTTCGCAGATGAAAATCCAAACAAGCTCGAAAAGTTTGTTGGCGATTATGTTTTCAATCCTGTTGGCGGTCAAACAGAAATACGTCTTGACGAACCAGTTGAAGTGCTAGAAGGTGGCACTGGTTTTATGTGCGTTCGTCGCAGTGCTTTTGAAAAATTCAAAGAGGCATATCCTGAGTACAGCTATCTCCCAGATCATGCTCGCACCAAAAACTTTGATGGATCTCGCGAGATCATGATGTACTTTCAGGCTCTGATTGATCCAGATTCTAAGAGGTATCTTTCAGAGGATTATATGTTTTGTCAGTGGGCACGCAAAATAGATATCAAAGTATGGATGTGCCCATGGATGAAACTTGAACACACTGGCACTTATGTGTTTGGTGGCTCCCTAATTGATCTTGCTCAGATTGGTGCAACCGCAACGGTTGATCCGAGCATGATTGGTAAAGATCTTGGATAAAGGAGAATATATTATGAAGATCTCAAAAGAAACCAGTGAAGTCCTGAAGAACTTTGCGGCAATCAATATGTCGCTGTTGTTCAAGCAAGGCAAAACGCTACGAACTGTTTCACCACAAAAGAGTGTGCTTGCTCAGGTGAATGTACCAGAGGATTTTCCTCAGCAGTTTGCAATCTTTGATATGAATCAATTCCTTTCGACGTTTCAGGCATTTGAGGATCCGGATATCAACTTCGGCGAAAAGAGTCTGTCTATCAGTAATGGTTCGGGTGGTACTGCGCATCTAACTTATGCTGCTCCGGAAAATATCATTGCACCACCTGACAAGGATATTACACTTCCCTCCGTCGAAGTTTCTATGAAGGTAGAGGAAAAGGCGATGTCGAGCGCATTGAAGATGGCTGGTATCCTAGATCTTCCTGAAGTTGCTTTGGTTGGTCGCGACGGTGTTGCGTATCTAACTGCTGTAGACTCTCGCAACCAAGGATCAAACCGATTTGAGATGCCTGTCGGTGATACCACTAACAAGTTTATGATGATTTTCAAAGTCGAAAATCTCAAGATTCTTCCTCGGGACTACAACGTAGATATCTCAGCCAAAGGTATTTCACATTGGAAGACCGAGTCGGGTGATATTCAGTACTGGATTGCGACGGAGACTTCCTCTAAATTTGAATCCTAATCTGAAACTTTATATTATGGTGATTTGTGATGCGTGAAGATTTTCTCTGGGTTGAGAAATATCGTCCGAGTAAAATTTCTGATTGTGTTCTTCCTAAAAGTCTGAAAGATACATTTCAGAAGTTTGTTGATGACAAGAACGTGCCCAATCTTCTCCTCTCTGGTGGTGCGGGCATCGGCAAAACAACTGTGGCTCGTGCCATGCTTGATGAGCTCGATGCTGATTCTATTATCATCAATGGCTCGATGAATGGAAATATTGATACACTGAGACACGACATTCGTAACTTTGCTGGTACAGTGTCGTTCACTCAGGGTAGGAAGTATGTCATTCTCGACGAGGCTGATTATCTCAACCCCAACTCAACCCAGCCAGCTCTCCGAAACTTTATGGAGGAGTTTTCTAACAACTGTGGCTTCATTCTAACCTGCAACTTTAAAAATCGCATAATCTCTCCTCTTCATTCGCGATGTTCAGTTGTTGATTTCAAAATCACAGGGAAAGAAAAAGCCAAGCTGGCTGGGACCTTTTTGGAACGTGCTTGTTGGATTCTTGATCAGGAAGGTGTATCATACGATAAGCAGGTTGTCGCTGAAGTTCTTATGAAATACTTCCCGGACTGGCGTCGTGTGTTGAACGAGCTTCAGCGATATGGTTCTACAGGAAACATTGACTCTGGTATCCTTGCTCATGTTAGTGATGTAGATATCACAGGTTTGGTCGATGCTTTGCGTAACAAAGATTTCAAAACTATGCGCAAGTGGGTCGGCTCAAACAGTGAGCAGGATGTCAATGTTCTTTTCCGCAAGCTGTATGATTCGGCTCATGACTTTCTTGAGCAGGGTAGTATCCCGCAAATCGTTCTTATCCTTGCAGACTATCAATACAAGTCTGCGTTTGTTGTGGATCAAGAAATAAATCTAGCAGCGTGCTTCACGCAAATCATGGTAGATTGTGAGTTTAGTAGGTGAAAGAAATGAGTAGTCCGTTTGATTATGTAAATGCTGTCACCTTTTCTAAGAAAGATATGATGCGTGGCACAGACAATGACGAGTTGGCTGAAAAGTCATATGAGCCATTCCTAACTAATCGTTCGCTTTCGTATCACATTGATTGTGTTCCGTATGCAAATGAAATGAACCGCTATCCTGATCTCGACAAGCTATTACAGTTCGACTTTTTTATAAATACTCTTAGACCAATGAAGCGTTTTGCTAAGTGGGTAAAGCCTGTACAAAATGAAGACTTGGAAGCTGTGATGGAATATTATAGTTACAGTCGAGTGAAAGCCGAAACTGCCCTCTCTGTTCTCACTCAAGATCAACTTGAACTGATTAAACAGAAATTGATAAAGGGTGGTAGAGATGGTAAATTTGGATGAAATGGTTGAGGTCGCTTTAAAACAAGACGAAGATTTTCTTAAGGTTCGAGAAACTCTCACACGTATTGGTATCGCTTCCCGCAAACACAGGAAACTATATCAGTCCTGCCATATCCTACACAAACAAAAAAGATATTTCATAGTGCACTTCAAAGAGCTGTTCGCACTTGATGGCAAGCCATCTAACTTTTCTGAAGATGATGAAGCACGAAGAAACACCATAGCAAACTTGCTAGATCAGTGGGGATTGGTGACTTTATTGAATCGTGATTTGGTTGAGCGTAATATGGCTCCCATATCACATGTGAAGATTATTTCTCACAAAGAGAAAGATGAGTGGATCCTAGAATCGAAATATAACATAGGGAAGAAGCGTGACTAACTTTAATGATGTTGGAAATTTTATGATTGCCTTCGGGCAGGAAGTAAAGAGTAAACCAGAGTTTCCAAATAGTGACATAGTTAAACTTCGGGTTGATCTTATTGATGAAGAGCTTCGTGAATTACAAGAAGCATGCGAAACAAAAGATATGGTTGAGGTTGCTGATGCCCTATCTGATTTGTTGTATGTTGTATATGGTGCTGGCCATGCTTTCGGAATAGATTTAGACCGAACGTTCGAAGAAGTTCATCGTAGCAATATGAGTAAACTTGGTGAGGACGGCAAACCTATCTATCGTGAAGATGGTAAAGTCCTCAAGGGTCCGAATTTTAAATTACCAAATCTCAAAAAAATTATTGATAGTTCCCTTTAAATTGATCAAGAAGTAATATATACTGTATGTGTGATGCCGAATGGGTCACACTTAACATTCTTGCTTAATAGGAGGATAACATGGTTATCAATACAAACGCACTCACACCCTTTGACATTAATCGTCTCACCCCATATGCGGTCGGCTTTGATCGGATGTTTGATCGACTCTGCGATTATGCCCAACACCAAACACAATCGACAGGGTTCCCACCTTACAACATTCGCAAAGTGGATGACACTAATTTTTCCATCGACCTTGCTGTAGCTGGACTTTCAGAAAAAGATCTGGAAGTTGAAGTTTCTGATGGCGTGATCACTGTTCGTTCCACCTATGAGGGGATCGACGTGGAAGGTGCTGGGTCATTCCTGCATAAAGGAATGTCGTTCAAGAAGTTCACCCGCAAATTCACAATCGCGGATGATATCATTGTGAAAGCTGCTGAAATGAAAAACGGCATGCTCACGATTGATCTTGAGCGAGTCGTACCAGAAGAAAAGAAGCCTCGCATCATACCCATTAATGGGAAAGCCAATGGTGGCGAAAACAAGAGCGAAGCTGAGTTTCTTGCTGAGTAACGAGGGGGGGGGGGGGCGTTCGAACGCCCCCCCATTTACTTTTAACGATTGGAGCATATTAATGGATATTCAGAAACTCAGGGAACAACTAGAAATCGACGAGGGGGTCGTTCATGAAATATACAACGATCATCTCGGTTATCCTACTTTTGGGATTGGCCACCTTATTACCGAAAACGATCCCGAGCACGGTTCCCCCATCGGGACCGCAGTGGAAAACGATCGAGTCATTGAAGCCTTCGAGCAGGATGTCCAAACAGTATTGTCTGAATGCGCCGTCCTTTATCCAAACTTCGAAAGCTTGCCAGAAGAGGCTCAGCAAATAATTGCGAACATGATGTTCAATCTTGGTCGTCCACGTTTGTCTGCATTCAAAGGCATGAAAGCTGGTGTTGACGCTGAGGATTGGAATCGTGCAGCTGATGAAATGGTCGACTCACGTTGGTATCGTCAAGTCGGTGCTCGGGCTGAAAGATTAGTGGAGCGGATGCGCAACATCTAATATGTGGGAATATTGGTGCAAAGCAATAGGGTCTAAAGCATATGACGATAAGAACAAAGCTGACAGAGTTGCAATTATTCGCACTGGGTGGGTGGTGCTTCATATTGTTACTTGCCTTGCTATTATTCTAAATGCCATTGCAAATCATGGATGGGGGCTGATTGGATTATGACTGCTAACACAGCACCGGGACCAGTTCAAAATTTGGAAGGGTAGGGGATAAGTTTTTTATTACACTTTCAAGTCAATTTAAAAACAGTCACTATATAATGGAAAACTGGGGGAACGTGAATGACTGATCTACCATCACTAATATCTTTACACCATCACCCAGCATTTAAGATTATCGCTGGCTTGATTATATTTTATGTTGGACTTAAAATGTTCGCTGGTGGTATGAAGTCGCTCGGCAGCGTAGAACAGCTTGAACCATTTATAGGAAACCCATACTGGATGTTTCTAGGTGGTATTGTTTGCACTCTTATGTGGCAATCAAGCTCATTGTCAACAACAGCAATTGTAGGATTAGTTGCCAGTGGTTTCCTACCATTGCCCTCTGCCATAGCAGCAGTGTTGGGTGCAAATATAGGAACGACAGGCACGATATGGTTGGCTGGATTATTTGTTTCCGATGGTTTACCCAAAGGCGAAACGCTAAGAATCGCAATGGCACATACAGGAGTCAATCTATTCATGGCAATCTCTTTGCTACCATTCGTTCATCACATAGCAAGATTCTTATCTAGATTCTAATAAATAGGTGCATGGTAGAAGACGACTTTCAAGCATGGCAAATATATCCAAAACACAGGTGGGTGTTCAACAAGCTGGAACTGGCGTTGCGTCTCGGTTACGACGCTGGTCCAGCTTGTGTCCCAGTAACGAGGTCGGGAAAGTATGTGGTTCGTCCGATCTACAATCTATATGGCATGAGCATTGGTG